CGATCCGACATTTTACCCAGTGATTTATGGGGCGGATGAAGCGGATGACTGGACCGACCCGAAGGTGTGGAAAAAGGCAAACCCCTCACTTGGAATTACTGTAGGAATAGACAAAGTCAAAGCCGCCTGTGAGAGCGCTAAGCAAAATCCCGCAGAGGAGAATAGTTTCAGGCAACTTAGACTCAACCAGTGGGTCAAACAGGCTGTACGTTGGATGCCCATGGACAAGTGGGACAGATGCTCGTTCCAAGTCAGCCTCGAATCACTGGAAGGCCGTCTGTGCTACGGTGGGCTTGACCTTTCAAGTACAACAGATATTACTGCTTTTGTATTGGTATTCCCGCCTGAGGACGAAAGTGACAAATACATCGTTCTCCCCTACTTCTGGATGCCAGAAGAAAACATCGATCTTCGAGTCCGGAGAGATCATGTGCCATATGATGTTTGGCATAAGCAAGGTTTACTACAGACCACTGAAGGCAATGTAGTCCACTACGGCTTCATTGAATCATTCATCGAAAAATTAGGCGAGAAGTATAACATCCAAGAAATCGCATTTGACCGTTGGGGTGCTGTGCAGATGGTACAAAACCTGGAGGGAATGGGCTTTACAGTAGTCCCCTTCGGCCAAGGATTCAAAGACATGGCCCCACCGACTAAGGAGCTAATGAAACTGACTCTAGAAACTAAGTTAGCCCACGGTGGACATCCTGTTCTCCGATGGATGATGGATAATATCTTCATCCGAACCGATCCTGCTGGAAATATCAAACCTGATAAAGAAAAGAGTACTGAAAAAATTGATGGCGCTGTAGCAACAATCATGGCTCTTGATCGTTCACTACGCTCAGAACGAAAAACAAGCGTTTATGATGATCGAGGGATCCTAGTGCTAAACTAATACACAAATCTCAAGATTAACTTGCTATATATAGCTTTTAGAGTGATATATGTAATAACAAGATAACCGAGGAGGGTTTGTGTATGAAAAAAGGTGATTTCCTAGTCACAAAGAATGGCAAGACAGTCTGCAAAATCATAGGTAAATGGGGCAGCAACTTCATTCTTGAGAATATCAATGTCGAGGATGAAGATGTGATGATGTATGGCGAGACAGAGCTTCAGAGCCTGATTGAAGAAGGTGCATTCCGAAAGCTCCACCCAACAGGAATTAAGGTACAGGATACCAAAGCAGTTGAACTCTTGAAAGGACTTATAGAGATGGTTGAAAGAGATCTTGAGACAATCGGAAAGAAGGTCAACATCACTGCTCAGAAGTATGCGAGCAACATCCTAGAGGAACTCAAGAGTGCCTTGGAAGAGTTGGAGGAAGAAAGATGAGTGATAGGTTTTTCACCCAAACACGCTGCGATAGGTGACACAAGGAACTTAAGAATGGAAGGATAATGTCGATGTTCAACACAGACTGCATTTGCATGGAGTGCCTGGTAAAGGAGACTAAGGACAAGGAATACAAGAAGGCAGTCGAAGCAGAGAATGCTGAGATTAGGAAAGGCAACTTTGATTACGAAGGGATCCGAGGAGGAAAGCGCAATGGCTAAGGCTGTTTTTTAAGGAAGCCGGTTAATGTTGAGGAGCTCAAGTCGAGGATTTCAAGGCCCTCTGAAGGCACACAGTATGTCATCGAAGAGATTGTGGAGCTTACCCAAGTTGAATATGACAACTTTGCGGCTAACCTTTTGGATGACTATCCTTTTATTGAGCAGAACCTACATGCAATGTACGTGGACACCAATGGAGTTTACCACTGTATTTATGTAAAGGCTGAGGGAGCTAAGGAAGGTGTGCTTTGTGAATCTGAAGGTTACAGTTTTTGCCGATATGCGAGCTACTATACTGAACCAGGACTTATAACGGACAATCTTAAGGAGCAAATTTTGGACATCCGAGATTCAGGCAAATATTCAATGTTTGATATCTACGGTGTCCAGAGAGAAGCCTACAACAATGACTACTTTGAACTTGTATTGTTTATCGACGAGTACAAGAAAGAATACCTGGAATTCATACTTTATGGAGAATAGAATTATCAGCCAAGCACTTCGAAAGAGGTGCTTTTAGTTTGCACAGAATTAGTTGGAGGAGGTAGAAAATGCAGATACCTATACTTGGAAGGCTATTCAGGTCAAGAGATAAGCCAATCGCAAATACATACTATGGAAGCAACTACAGTTTCTTTTTTGGAAGCACCAGTAGCGGCAAAACAGTGAACGAGAGGACAGCAATGCAGACCACAGCGGTGTATGCGTGTGTCAGGATCCTTGCTGAAACAATTGCTAGCCTGCCGCTTCATGTATATGAGCATACACCAAGTGGCAAGGAAAAGGCCCTGGACCACAGGCTTTACCGAATTCTCCATGATGAACCAAATCCTGAGATGACTTCATTTGTGTTCAGAGAAACACTTATGAGTCATCTTTTGCTTTGGGGCAATGCTTATGCTCAGATCATTAGAGATGGTAGAGGAAATGTGTTGTCACTGTATCCGCTGCTCCCAGACCGAATAGCAGTAGATAGGAACTCAAATGGAGATCTGATTTACGAATACAGGAATGAATTAGGTTCAACCAAGCTCAGACGAGAGGACGTGCTTCACATTCCAGGGCTAGGCTTTGATGGATTGGTTGGATACTCGCCAATAGCCATGGCAAAGAATGCTGTGGGAATGGCCATAGCGACAGAAGAGTATGGAGCAACATTCTTCGCTAATGGGGCTAATCCAGGCGGAGTTCTCGAGCATCCGGGTGTTGTTAAGGATCCTAAGCGAGTAAGGGATAGCTGGAATGCTGTATACCAAGGCAGCGGCAATGCACATAGGGTAGCTGTCCTCGAGGAAGGAATGAAGTTTCAGAGCATTGGAATACCGCCTGAGCAAGCACAATTCCTGGAGACAAGGAAGTTCCAGACTGAGGAAATTTGCAGGATATTCAGGGTGCCACCACATCTTGTTGCATCCCTTGATAGAGCTACATTCTCGAATATCGAACACCAGTCGATAAGCTTCATAGACAACACAATAATCCCCTGGGTATCAAGGCTTGAGCAATCCATGCAAAAGGCCTTGTTTTCATATGACGATAAAAATAAGTACTTCGTTAAATTCAACTTGAATGGAAGGCTTCGAGGCGATGCAGCTTCAAGAGCAAGCTTCTATCAGACTATGAGACAGAACGGAATAATGTCAGCAAATGACATAAGGGAGTTGGAGGAGATGAATCTTATACCAGAGGAGCTTGGAGGAAACAAGTACATGGTAAACGCTGCAATGATCGATATGGCTGATGTGAGTGCATTACCAGCTACAACTGCTGAAGGAGGTGAGAAAGAAAATGAAAAGGAAGTTTTGGAACTTCATGGAAGGGAGCGAAAGCCGAACGCTATACCTTGAAGGCGCAATTGCAAATGAAACCTGGTACGGCGATGAGGTCACACCAAAGATGTTTAAATCAGAGCTCATGAGCGGGAGTGGTGACCTAACCGTATGGATCAACTCACCAGGTGGCGATGTCTTTGCAGCTAGCCAGATCTACAACATGCTGAAGGAGTATTCAGGGAATGTGACTGTGAAAATAGACGGCCTTGCTGCAAGTGCAGCCTCAGTCATTGCAATGGCTGGAAGTAAGGTCATGATGTCCCCGGTTTCGATGCTCATGGTGCATAATCCGATGACTATGGCTTTTGGAGATGCTGTGGAAATGGAGAAGGCTATAGCAATGCTTGGTGAGGTTAAGGAAAGCATAGTCAATGCTTATGAACTTAAGACGGGGCTATCAAGAACCAAGCTATCTCACTTCATGGATGCTGAGAGCTGGTTCAATGCTAAGAAGGCTGTGGAGCTAGGCTTTGCTGATGAGGTCATGTTTGAGACTGGAAAGGAAGAGTCACATGCCATTGAAGGTGCTGTATTCAGCAAGATGACTGTATTAAACTCCTTGAAGGAGAAGTTTCCTGAGAAGGAAAAGGAAACTGCAATCGGTGAACTCGATAAGAGACTAAGTCTCTTGAAATATTAGGAGGAAATGAATGAATAAGATATTGGAACTTAGAGAGAAAAGAGCAAAAGCATGGGATGCAGCAAAGGCATTCCTCGATGCAAAGAGAGGAAATGACGGACTTATCTCAGCTGAAGATACAGCAACCTACGACAAGATGGAAGCTGACGTTGTGAACCTTGGAAAGGAGATTGATAGACTTGAAAGGCAGCAGGCACTTGACCTTGAACTTTCTAAGGCGGTCAATACCCCCATAACCATGAAACCAAATGGTGGAATGGAGATGAAGACCGGAAGAGCAACCGATGAGTACAAGGCAGCTTTCTGGAAGGCTCTGAGAAGCAAGAACAGCTTCGATGTTCAGAATGCGCTGCAGATAGGCACGGACAGCGAAGGAGGCTACCTAGCACCTGACGAGTTTGAAAAGATCCTTATACAGGCTCTTGAGGAGGAGAACCTGTTCAGAAGCCTGGCAAAGATAATATCCACATCCTCAGGTGACAGGAAGATACCTGTTGTAGCAACAAAGGGAACTGCATCCTGGGTTGATGAGGAAGCACCGATACCTGAATCCGACGATTCATTCGGTCTTGTATCAATTGGAGCTTATAAGCTGGCTACAATGATCAAGGTTTCTGAAGAGCTCCTGAACGACAGCGTGTTCAACCTTGAAGCATACATAGCCAAGGAGTTTGCTAGGAGAATAGGAACAAAGGAAGAGGAAGCTTTCTTCATAGGTGATGGTACCGGTAAGCCTACAGGCATATTCAATGCAACAGGCGGAGCCACACTTGGCGTTACTGCAGCATCAGCTACAGCGATTACTGTGGATGAGGTTATGGATCTATTCTATAGCCTGAAGTCCCCATACAGAAAGAACGCCACATTCATCATGAATGATGCTACGGTTAAGGCAATAAGGAAGCTGAAGGATGGCAGCGGCCAGTACATTTGGCAGCCTTCAATCACTGCAGGAACTCCTGACACCATACTGAACAGACCAGTGAAAACCTCAACCTATGTGCCGACAATAGCATCTGCAGCAAAGAGCATAGCCTTTGGTGACTTCGGATACTATTGGGTAGCAGACAGGCAGGGCAGGTCATTCCAGAGGCTTAACGAACTCTACGCTGCAACTGGTCAGGTAGGTTTCAAGGCAACTCAGAGGGTAGATGGTAAGCTCATACTTCCTGAGGCCATAAAGGTCCTCCAGCAGAAAGTGTAGGTGAAGGAATATGAGTAATGTTAAGAACTACACTGAGCAAGGTGGAGAAAAGACAGTAATTGGAGGAGAGCTTGACATCGTAACGGGTGGCAAGCTCTCTTTCTCTGGAAGTGAGATGAAGCCTGCAGCTCTGCAGGCTGACAGCGTAGCTTCCACAGTGGCTGGAGTGGTCGTTGATCTGAATGCTCTGATAGCAAAGCTTAAGGCTGCAGGGCTTATGCTATCAGAATAACCAACTATGATTCAATGTGTATCTAGGGGCTTAAATATATCTCGTTAAATATTAGTCTATCCTTTATCTGGTAATACAGTTTGTGATACTATTAGTTTTAGTGCAAATCATGCATAATTATTTATTTAGGAGGCTAATAGGATGGTTGCCAAAGATAAGACCAGAATACTACTGACTTTGCCAATAGACTTAAAAGAAGAATTACAGAAAGAAGCCAAAGATGTAAACAGAAGTTTGAATAATTATATTTTGATAAAATTACTAAATAGAGACTAATGATGCTTAGGAGACCGAATAGGTCTCTTTTTATATGCATGAAAGGTGGTGAGTGTGTTGGTTACGCTCGAAGAAGTAAAACAGTTTTTGAAAATAGATGGAGATGAGGACAATGCACTCATCTCCTCTTTCATCAGTACAAGTGAAGAAATCTGTGAGAATATCCTAAGGTTCCCACTTTCAGAGCTAACTGTTGTTCCTGAGTCAATAAGGCAGGCGGCCCTATACTGTATAGGAAATCTTTACGAGAAGAGAGAAGATCTTAATATGAAGGAAGTCATCAATGTGGTGATAGGCCTGCTTTCACCATATAGGAAAGACGGGTGGTAATCATGACCATTGGTGAAATGAGACATAGGATAACGATTCAGAGAGTCACAATATCAACGAATGATAATGGGTACGAGATGGAGACACCTGAATTAATAAAGGAAGTGTGGGCTAAGGTATCTAACCTGCATGGAAGCGAGTTCTTTGCAGCCAAAGCGATTCAAGCAGAGAATACTGTGAAATTCACCGTAAGGTACATGAGAGGGCTGGATCAGTCAATGCAGATCCTTTTTCAAGGTAAGGTCTACAACATTACCGCCATCGATAACATCAAATATCGGAATGAGTATATCGAGATACTGGCAAAGGAGGTAGACTTCAATGGCTAAAATCTCACTTGAAGGGATGCAGGAACTTATCGATAAGGTTAATAAGCTTGGAGATAAGGGCGAGACAATTAAGAAAAGAACATTGGGTATAGCTGGTGACTTGGTTAAGAAAAGCATGGAAGAAAAAGCTCCCAGATCCAAGGATACTAAGAAACATATGGCTGATCATATCAAGGTATCTAAGAAAGAGAAGGCTGACGGGATTGATTTTGTGAACATTGGTCCAACCAAGGATGATGCATCAGAATTCTTCTATTCGAAGTTCACTGAATTTGGAACATCAAAGATACCTGCTCAGCATTGGGCTGAGAAGTCACTTAAGGAAAACCAAAGAGAAATCAATAATGTGATAAGAGAGGAACTTGAAAGGGGACTGAAGGAGTTTGAATAAAAAGATACTAGAAGCTTTGACACCTCTTGGAGTCCCTGTGAAATTCCAGAAACATTCAGGGGCTGCCACTCAATACATTACATTCCATGAATACTTCCAAGTAGGTGAGGCTTATGAAGACGATGAGGAAAGCCTGACAGGAAGATATTTGCAGGTTGATATATGGTCAAAGATCGATTATGAAATCCTAGTGGTTCAAGTGAAGAGTCAGATGAAGAACGCTGGTTTTACTCGAATAGACGAAGCTGATCTCTATGAAGCGGACACCGGGATTTACCATAAGGCGCTAAGGTACTACTACCTAGAAGAAAGAGAGGGATAAAATGCCTAGACAAATAGGACTTAAAGATATTCACATCGCTACTGTTACTAAGGACGACGGAACTGGAGCAACCTATGGAGTTCCAGAGAAGCTGGAAAGGGCTGTTAGTGCTAAAATATCACCAAAAGTAAACTCAGAGAACATTTACTCTGATGATATTGTGGAGGATGTCATTTCAGCATTTGACAGTGTAGAAGTTGAGATTGAGCTCAACCAGCTTTCACTCACAAGTCGGGCTACACTCCAGGGAGCAAAGGTTGTTAAGGGAGTTCTCATTGAAAGTAAGGATGATCTCCCACCTACAATTGCCATGGGTTTCAAATCAAAGAAGGCAAATGGGAAGTACAGGTTCGTGTGGCTCCTCAAGGGCAAGTTCGAGCTGACAGCAGATGAGTTTGACACTGAAGCAGGAAAACCTGCCCCAAAGAGCTCTAAACTGAAAGGTACTTTCTTTGCGAGAGACTTCGACGGAAACTACAGGTTCATTGCTGATGAGGATGAAGTTGGAGCAGATCCAACAACAATCTCTGGATGGTTCACGGCAGTTCCTGCTGAGCCTACACCGATATAGGAGGATAACAATTGAAGGGAAATGAGCTAAAGGATAAGGGTATCAAATTTACCCTTGGAGAAAAAGAATATGAGTTGAAGTTCAATCTGAACACATTCTGCGAGCTGGAAGAAATATATGGGGATTTGAACAAGGCCTTCGATGATCTACAGAGAATGCGGATCAAGGCTGTTAGAGCTCTTGTATATGCAGCAGTTAAGGTCGAGGATGAAAGTGTAACACTTAAGAATGTGGGATCCATGCTGGGCCTTGATGATCTTGAAAGGCTCGGCACGGTAATCAATGAAGCGCTAAGTATTGCAATGCCTGAGGTTGATGAAACCTCGGGGGAAGTGAAAGCCACTCAGGTTCCATAGAATGGGACTGGCAGTGGCTATTTTATTTGGGGACTGTGATCCTCAAAATGACTGAAGAACAGTTTTGGAAAAGTACTCCAAAAA